AAAGTTTTAGATACGGTTGGCTGATAAGCCTCTTCAATTATGCGTATGCCTTCCATTAGTCGCTTATTGTTTAAATCTTCTGCTAATCGCCTTAGCTGGATTACTCTACTTGGCTTTAAATTGCCTTTTTGGTCTTTCGACAACAAACGCATTATAGCATTAACCAATGCTTTTGTTTTTTCATCTTTAATAAGAGACTCTGCAACTTCTTTTACTATTGCAATACCTTCATTAACAGTATCGCGATAACCGTCATTAGTGTAATTACCAAGTGTTATTCTGTGAGTTCCTTCACTATTTGTGAAAGTGTGAGTTCTTTGTTCGTCTTTAACATTAAACAACTCAGATTTTAACTCTATTGCAGCCTCAAAAGTATCATAAACTTTCTTTTTTGCTGAATATAATTCTGCAGAAGCTCTTAACAAATCATCATACACCTCGTTGATGTTTTGGTCAACCATTTTTTTGTACAATTCGCGTTGTTCGCGTTGTCTTTCTTCGGCTTTTTTAGCTTCCTGTGCTTGTCTCCAAGCTTCAAACTCTGCGCGCTCTTCGGCAGTCATTTCGATTTTTTCTGTTTGTGTACTCATAATTTTATTGTTTTTAAGTTATTAATTATTTGTAAAATTTAAGTCTTCAGTAAACACACGCTCTATTTCAATGTCGTAAAATTCGCAAACCTCACCCACGTTTACAGCAATACAGTTTGTTCGTAAACAACATTCATCAACATACTCACATGTGTTTAAATAGTTTGATATTAAATGCAGGAACGCAGGTAGCAGGTTAAATTCTATAAACATTATTACGTCTATAACACAACCATCGCCCACGTCTATAAAAGACCACTCAACTTTGTTGTCTTTAATAAAATTTCTTAATTCTAACTCTGTCATGGCTTTAGGTTTTAACTTTCAATTATTTGCAAACCACAAATACTAACTTCTCTAATTCCGTCATTCGCAAACTTTTTAACACCAAGTTCTCTTTTAATGGTTCTCATTTTGATCATTAGTTGGTTGCGTTTTTTACGCATTTCTACCTGTGCTTCGTGATTGTTGATGTTGCGTTTGTCTTCGCACCACTTGTCTATTTCTTCTATGTTTAGCTCTATCAACTGTAATCTTTTGTTTAAGGTTTTGCGATACATTGTTTCTGAAAACTTACCAATGCAACCAAAACGTGGCTTGTCGTTAACACATACTGTTAGTGTGTTTTTACCAGGATTAAAAGTAATAGTTTCCATTTTTACGTGTTTTTAGTTATTATTAAATTAATTTTTACTCACATCTATACACAATTCTTTCATGGTCTTTTGTGCAGATTGCTTCCTGCAAAACTCTGCATAAATACGTGTTAGTGCTGCACCACTTATTTTATTAAAGTGTTCTTCGTTTGCAGCTCTGCAAGCTGTTGCTTTTACATACTCCATGCTTACCTTTCTGCCTTGAGCTTCGTACCATGCAAAGATTGCTTTGATTACGCCTTTGCGTTTTTTGTCCATATTGTTGCCAAATTGCTGTTTGCGTTCTTTGCGTAATAATTTTTCCAAGCTATTAATAAGCTCCTGAGCCTCGATATAATACAGTTCGCTTGTTTTGTCTGTGCGATTATTGCTATACTCTAAAGCCAAGTCTTGTTTTATATCATCTTTTATTCCAAGATGATTAAACAGGAAGTACATTCTACGGTTCTGACCGATAGAGCGTAAACTAATGTTGTTGGTTTGTGTTTTTTTCATAATTTTTATTTTTAGTTATTAATTATCATTTATTTCACCCCAATACGCTTCTGCACCTTCTTTCCAAATGGTATATTGACCTGTAGTTCCTATGTATCTGCCCTTGCTGAATGCTTTATATCCTTCAACATAGATTTTTAAATCAGCATCATACATTACGCTTTTGGCGGAACGCCCTGCAGGGAATTTGCCGTCAGCATGAGAGATAAAAACCTTTAACTTGCTATCCAAAGCTTCAGAAAATTGCAAGTAATCCCTGTAATTCATTTGCATATACTGAAAACTATCAATTACCACTATTTCGGGCGAGTTACGTTTTTGTAGTCGAGCTTGAAGCTGATGGGCATCCTCGTTCACGATTAACAGGTTGTTTTCAAACTCTGAAATTCCACTTTTTAACAAACCTTGTTGCAAGCTGTAGGAAGTGCCCTCCTCGCGAGAGTTGAGTAATACTTTTTCATATTTCACCAACTCGGCAATAAGCTGTAAAACAAAGTTTGTCTTGCCGTTGCCTGAATTGCCCCAAATCAGCCAAGTTCCACGAGCTTCGGGTTGCGAAAAAGCATCACACCATTCTGCTTCAAATGGCAATAGTTTATATTTTTTGTCTATAACATTCTTCACGGTCAAAGCTCTTTTTAACTTCATAACTCTAATTTAAACCCTTTTGCAACTCTATTTTAACACGCCTTAACGAACCACCAGAACCTGCCACAATTTTTCGCAAATCAGCTTCGCTGTTATTAACTTTTGTTATTAAAGCAATTTGAGTGTGTGTAAATTCCTCTAATGCCTCTTTGCCGTCAGGTGTAATTTTTTGATAAGTAGAGCCAAAGCGAGAAAATATCTCCGCATAACCCACTTTTTTACGACCTAAATTGGCTTCAATCTTGGTTTTAAGTCCATCGGCACCCATCATAAACCAGCCACAGTTACCCTCTGTTGCGTTCCATAGTGCTTTTAGCTCCAAAAATGCAGGATAGTCCAAGTCGCCAGCTTCATCTAAAATAATTAAAGGCTTGGGAATTGTTTTGAGGTAAAACACCAAATCCCCATAAACATCGGCATATTTGCCGTTATATCCCAAGCCTAATTCTTTTGCTATTTGGCGTATCAACTTTTGTTTTGTTTTAACCTGCGAGCAATCTATATAGATGCTGTGCTTATTTTCTTTTACATAACATTTTGCTGCATGTGTTTTTCCTATGTCGGCAATGTCGCACAATAAGCCACTAAGAGAATTTTCTCGACAAGCATTAAGCTGTGCAGTTATGTACGCATATACAGGCGTTACTGCGGTTTTCCAAACCATTTTTTTACCAAACTGTATATCTAACTTTCGTGCAATGCTTATAAGATTAGCATCGCTAATCACATTGTCCAATTCTCCGTTTAAAAAACGACTTAATTGTGCAGGACTAAGTCCTAAGCTAACTGCCATTTTGTTGGCACTCGAAAAGTTGTTCAATCTTTCGTGAAGTCCTTCTCTAATTGCTTCTTTAAATTCTGTGTTTACCATAATGTGTGTTTTTTTAGTTATTATTAATTATTATAAATTCTTTAAAGCCAATTCTGACCAATAGTCCATATCAGTCATTAGTTCGTAATCATATTCGTTTTTATCGTGTTCTTTAGTTTCGACTTCCTGTGCTTCTATATCTTCTAAATTGACAGGAATAGATATATGTTTTACCTTAGCAAGCTCCGACTTTCCTTGTTTTACAAGCATATCAAACTGGTTTATATATTTAGCCTGAATTTTGCGAGCTTCAACATCTGCATCGGTGGTTTCTGCCTGCGATGTGGTAAATGTTTGCATTACCTTGCATTCGCATAAATATTTGTCATTTTGATAGATGTAAATCTCATCTGTATCGGGCAAGAAGTAAGCAACAACTTCATAGTTGTTAGGCAATAGCTTTTCTAAAATATCGGGCGTTGGCAACATGTATTTGCGATAATTAACTGTGCAATACATATTACGCACAATAGAGGTGTTTCTGCTTTCGCCAATATAGCGAGCCAATACAGCAGGATTGATTTCCGCCAAATTTGGATTGATATTCTCTAAGAAAACCTGCATTCTTGTCTTTCCTGGATAGGTTTTTTGGTCGCGATGCAATCCGTTGTTATAGGCTTCAATTGTAGTTTTGTCATCTGCAACCAATTCTTCAAAAGAGTATGTGCGTTCACGAATTATATATTTATTTAATTTTTCATCGTAAATTCTTTCGCCACCTGTTTGATTAGCTTCTGACTTTAAGTAGAACCTGCCAATGCCGTCTTGATAACGTTTTTCGTAACCATATTTCTTTTGACGGTTAAAATGCTCTGCATGTTTTTCTTGAGAATTACCAGGTGCGCAGAAGCGTACAAATGGGAAAACTACACCAGCTTTCATCAGGTCATCTTTAAACTGCCCAACAATATGATGCTCGACTTCAACTTCTGCAGGCATTCCCCAACCACCTTTATTGATGTTGCGAAACATATCGCGCACACAATTAATAAACAGGTCGGTGTTTTTACTTAAAGAGTAAGAGGCTCCGAGCAAGATTCCAGAAGCAACATCATAAGCATAATACGCCTTAACACGATTGCCGTCATGTAGCTTGCGAGGCAAATCTCTATCATCTAATGAAATTTTGCTCAAGGAGTATTTTGCCGAATGACGATTGAAGTGAGGGCGGATGTTTCCAGAATATCTATGTCTGCCCATGCGAACTGCATCTACAATTGCACGGTTCTTAGGATTGTTGATGATATTCCTGCAGGTGGATTCTGAAATCATTATATAGGTTCCTTTTTTTGTATCAAAATAGTCCTGTCTGTCAAAGAGTTCGCCAGTTTCCATATCAACAATGTCAAGCACACCAGCAATGAACTGCAAATAATCTTCGTGTACCCATTTGCTATATGGCTTGTTGCTCATGCAATAAATAGAAAGTATCAGCCGCTCTAATTTGGCGTTAACAACTCGTGCAAATGAGTTTCCAAATGACTTATGGATGAGCGACTGATACCCCTCTTGAACGTAGGTTTTGTATTTCTCTTGCATGCGACGAATATTTTGAGGTAATGTGTGAGGATAAGTGGAGGTATTTAGTTTCAATACCGTATTCGCCACAGAAGCCCATAAGCCAGTAGTTTGTCCACCTAAAGCTCTACGCAAAGCTTTGCGGTTGTTTAAAATCTCATGTATTGCACTAAGGATTATTGCATTATTATAGTATTCTAATTGTTTCTCGAGAGGCAGAGTATCGCCATTTTCTAATTGATAATTGCTAAAATATTCTAACGCTCTTTCATCAGCTTTTATATGCTTTTCAAAATGCGATACGGCACTCACTTCGTTTGGGTTGCCATACTTATTAATAATAAGCTCGCGAAATCTGCGAGGAATGCTATCGAACTCAACTAAAGCTGGCGTATTTCTACAGCCACGTCTAACCACATTTATTTGCTTGCGTGATGAAAGTTTTTCGTATTGCCATTTTGTTACAATACCATTTTCAACAAGCCAACTTGCTTCTATACACATTATATTATTATAGTATTCTACCCTCACTTTTAGTTTAAAATTCTCTATTAATTACTAATTGGCTGAACCTCAGTTGCTCCTCTGTCAATCGCAAATTTTCTAATCTTAGAGTATTCTCTTACACTCGAATCTCCCCTTAAAGCCTTGCGAACTGTCAATTGGCAAATGCCAAAAATTTTGGCTATGCGTTTTATTTCGCCGTGTTCTGTAATTATTCGTGTTTTTTTAAGTTCTTTTTCCATTTTTAATTATATTTGTAAAGTTTTACAATATGTAATTTTTACAAAGTAATACAGAATTTTCTGAATATGCAAGAAATAATTGAAAAAAATACAGATATTTCTGAAAGAATTTTACAAATCATTGATTGTGAGAAAGTTAATAGAAATATTTTTGCGCAAAAATTGGGATATGAGCGTTCCCAAACTATTTATGATATATTAAACAATAAATCGCTTCCCAGTTATGATTTCTTTTTAAAGTTTGTTAATTCAGAATATTCTGAAAAATATAACATTCTTTGGTTGCTATCAGGCAAGGGCGATATGTTTATTGATAAAAAACAAAATTTTGAGCAAAAAAGCAATGAAGATGAGCTGAAGGCAAAAGATAACAAGCTAAATAGTCTTGAAAATAGAATTAGAGAGCTTCAATTAATAATAGATAGTCAAAAAGAGACTATCGAAACGCAAAAAGAATTGATAAAACTATTAAAATCCCAATCAAAAATGCAAAATGTTTGTGTACAAAAAAGCACAAATTCGGACTAAATGTGCAATCACACGCACATATATTATTGTTGAAAGCATTAAGCCATAGCCTTACAACCCTTTATTTTACAATACTTACATAAACTTTACTTTGTCTTATTAAATTAAAATATCGGGTGTTTTCGTTGCAAAAATCCTGTTTTTTTTTCTTAATTCCTGCAC